AAAACAACGTGTTATTTAGAAACGATACGTATAATGGAATTGTAAACGTCAGAATAGGAAAATGTCCTAAAGACTTAAAAGAACATTATTCAAAATTACTTTCCTAAAAAAGTTTCTGGGAAATTTCTTCTTACAATTTTTGGAAATACTTTAGATTTTTGGTTTTTGTTTTTCTTTTTTGATTTTTTTGTCATGGAACCGTACATGCCAAATAAATTTCTATGATCGTTTTCAGCATATTTGTCTCCAGATGTCGTATCAGTCGGTGGATTGTATATAGGTTGTTGTGCTGAACCAAAAACACCACCATCACCGGCCATATTATCTTCCAATATGGTTGTTACCATTGAATCAAATTTATTATATTTCATATAGATACTTATTTCGAAAAGTAATATCCATTCAAATATAGACAATCTAATTCAGTTTCTTCGTAAACTTTAAAAGCATCTTTATAGGTTGAAAGAATTGGTTTTCCATCTACATTAAAAGAAGTGTTTACTAATACACCAATTCCCGTTTTTTCTTTAAATTTTGTTAATAATTCATACATAAAACTATTTTGTTCTTTTGTTATAGTTTGTACTCTTGCAGTTCCATCGACATGAACCACCGCAGGAATTTTATCAACATATTCTTGTTTTACTTTTGGACAAAAATTCATCCATCTAGACTCTCCATCCCATTCAAAATATTCAGAAACATCTTCTAATCTAACAATTGGGGCAAAGGGACGAAACCACTCTCTATGTTTTACTTTGTGGTTTAGAACATCTTTCATTTGTGAACTAATAGGAGAACATATGATACTTCTATTTCCCAAAGATCTTGGACCATGTTCAGAATTGCCTTGAACAACTCCTAATATTTTATTTTTAAATAAATTATCCACTATTTCATCTATGTTTGCGAGTTTTCCATTTTTATTTTCAAAATATCCAAGTAAAGTACTGTTGTCCAATATTTCTATTCCTTTATATGTTACATCTATAACATTTGTTGGTTTAAAATGTTTGCATAACAAACCAACACTTAGTCCACAATCAGTCGAATTTGGAGCAACAAACACATCTTTTTTATATCTTGTTTTTACTTTAGTATTAAGCACAATATTTAAAGCACAACCACCTGTTAATATGATTGGTAGTTCGTATTGAGATACAATAGGATCAACTATTGAAAAGAAAATTTCTTCAAATACTTCTTGAGAAGTTCTTGCCAAATCATAAGCAGTTTGTCCTTTTAATTTGTTATTAGTCGATAAATCTAAACCAATTTGAATCCCTAACTCTGTTATTCTTTTTTCTAAATCAACCCAATAAAAATTTTCAAAACAATAAAACGATTTAATTGCATTTTTCCATTCAGGAATAACGTTTCCATATGACTGTAACCCTAAAACTTTACCAGCAGCAGTTAAACAATTATAATTTTTTACATCTTCGCATAAAGATCCAAATACGTGATAGTGACTTCCTAGATCTAGAAATAACCCAAATATTTTATTCAATTCTTTCCCCTTTTCCCCGAGATATATATTAAAATAACCATCATTAGAACCGCCATCGAAAGACACAATTAAAGCTTCGTTAAAGTTTGATTGATATAAACTACTTGATGCATGTGCTGGATGGTGTGAATCATCTATAATATATTCATTGGCGGGTATATATTTTTTATATTCTTCTGGGAAATTTTTATACCTACCTTCTCCTATTATAAATTTTTGGTATATATCAAAACCATATATACTTTTTAAATATTCATACACGTGTTTCAATATGACATTTTGACATCTTATAGGTTCAAAAGTATCAAAACTAGCATTTTTCAAATTTAAAAATCTTTCAAATTCAACAACAGTTATTATGTCTGAATTATAATAAACCGACAAGGATGCATTGTGTGCTCTGTGTAAAGCAATGCTAGGCAAATTCATATTTTTATTTATAATAATTTGAAAGATGTCAAATTAATGTTATAATATATTTAATATGGATTTTTTTGAAAAAGTTAAATCTCAAATAGATGAAGATCTTAAATTAGATCGAATAAATTTATTAGAAAAACAATTAATGCTACCAGCAATTAAACATAAATGGGTGTCTCGTCTTATAGAAAATAAAAGATTAAAAAATCATTTAGAAACTAAAAAAAAAGAAATAAAGATAGAACTTTTAAAAAAGGTAGATGATCAATCTTTACCAACAAATTTACCTAAAGCTGCAATAGAAAAAAAATTAGAAAATTCAGAAACTATTTTGAAAATAAATGAACAAATAAAAGAAACTGAAATAATAATAGAATATTTGGAAAAAGTAGAAAATATATGTCGTTCTTTGACATACGATATTAAAAATGCGGTAGAACTAGAGAAATTAGAGACAACATAATGGTTAATATAGGAATAAGTGATAAGAAAAAAAGATTATTGCAATTAAATTGTGATGTAGATGTCTTAAATCGTATAAGATGTCATTTTTCTGTTGCAAATCCTGCATTTAGGAGAAATAATAGATTTTCTCAACCTAGAATTTATATAATAACATCATCTGGAAAGTTTGATGTAGGATTATTGGACAATATTCTATCTTTTTTACATTCGAATCAGATAAAAGTACATGTTGATGATGAAATTATCAATACATATCAAAATATTGGATTTGGTGATCCATATATTCATGAGTTTCTTTTAAAATATAGAGATCATCAAGAAATATCTATCAAAAAAGCACTTAAAAAAGGAAATGGCATTGTTATAATACCAACTGCTGGTGGAAAAACACTTATTATGGCTGGATTGTTAGAGTCTATTAGGTGTAATTTAAATAAGTCCGATGCATTAACATTAGTTTTAGTGCCAACTATTCAATTAGTAGAACAAACTTATTCTGATTTTGTGTCATATGGCATTAAAAATATAACAAAGTGGTCTGGTAAAAATAAACCGGATTTGTCAGCATCAACTATAATAGCAGGAACTCAGATTTTAATGTCAGATAACACAGATTTATCTATTTTGAATGATGTAAACGTTTTAATGATAGATGAGTGTCACGGAATCAAAAAAGAAAACAAGATAAATAAAGTTTTAAAATTTATTAATACAAATTATAGATTTGGATTTACAGGTACTATGCCATCTACTCTTATTGATGAATGGAACATAATAGGAAAAATTGGACCAATCGTATATCAACAAAAAACAGAAGATTTGAAAATTAAAAAGTATATATCAGATTTTAAAATTACAATTTTAAATCTTATACATAAGAATGTACCGAATTTTTCTATAAATTTTACAAAACCAGCAGAAGCATATTTAAACGAAATAGATTTTTTGATATCAAACCAAAGAAGAAATGATATAATTTGTAAATTGGCTAATAAATTAACAAACAACACTATCGTAATGGTTGATAGGATAGATCATGGCGAAACTTTGATGAATATTTTGAAAGAAAAAACCGAAAAGGTTTGTTATTTTATAAGAGGTTCTACAGAAATTGAAGAAAGAGAAAACATAAGACAACTTATGAATAATAAAAATGATATTATAGTTGTAGCAATATCGAAAATTTTCAGTACAGGTATCAATATACCAAATTTACATAATATTGTATTTGCATCAGCAGGAAAAGCTAAGATAAAAATAATGCAATCTATAGGAAGAGCATTAAGATTACATCCAACTAAAACAAAGGCAAATATTTTTGATATTGCAGATAATACAAAGTATGGTAGAATACATTTAACAGAAAGAATTAAACTTTACAAATTAGAAAATTTTGATTATGAAGAAAGAAACATTTAATTTAGAAGATGAAGAACTAAACATAGACGACGAACCAGATATCGATTCAACATTAGATGATAATGAAGAAGAAATTTTAGAACTTGACGATACTGAATTGGAAGCATTAAAAGAATTAGACAAACCAAATAAAAAAGAAAAAATTAAAAAGGAAAAATTTTATGTTGATCCTAAAAAATTTGATGAAGAAATTGGTTTATATTATGAAAATGGCATTTTAACAGACGAATTGGCAGATATGGTTAGTAAAATTGCACACAAATTAAGTTATGCTTCAAATTTTATTAACTACACGTATAGAGAAGACATGGTAGGGGATGCGTTAATTAGAATGTTCAAGGCATTAATGTCAAAAAAATATGATAGAATTAAAGGAACAAATCCATTTTCATATTTTACCAGAATAGCATTTAACGCATTTAGAAACAGAATTAAAAAAGAAAAACACATAAACGAAACTCATCTAAAATATCAAGAAGAATTGTATATGATGTCAGAGAATCAAAACGTTTTTAAGAACAAAAAAGGATTATTTGCACATAATGAAGATTAACAGTAAAAAAATAGGATTATTTTCGGATATTCATATTGGATTAGGACAAGACAGTTCATTGTGGCATGATATTGTAATAGAATTTGGAAAATGGGCATCTGAAAAATACACAAACTTGGGAATAAATGATATAATCATTTGTGGAGATGTATTTCACAATAGATCAGAAATATCAGTTTCCACCCTAGATGTTGCCAAGAGATTTTTTGATTATTTTAAAGATTTTCAAATTTATATTTTAGCAGGAAATCATGATTCTTTTTACAAAGATCATAGTAAAGTTAATTCTATATCTCTGTTAGATGGTTGGAACAATATAAAAATAATCGACAAAGAACCTTTGACTATAGATTTAATTGACAATAAAAAGGCATCATTGATACCTTGGGGAATAGATTACCAAAATATACCAAATTCAGATATTACATTTGGACATTTCGAAATTGTTTCTTTTTACATGAACACATTCAAAAAATGTGAACATGGATTATCATCAAATGATTTGTTTAATAAATCCAAATACATAGTTTCGGGACACTTTCACAAAAAAGACCATAGAAAATATGATAAAGGCGACATCCTTTATTTAGGAAGCCCATATCAACAAAATTACGGAGATACTCTCGATGAAAGAGGAATTTATGTGTTTGACTTATCGGATAATACATTTGAATTCATTGAAAACAATATATCTCCTAAATTTTTCAAAATAAAAGCATCAGAATTATTAGATGAAACATCTAATATACACGAAAATCTTGAGAATATTGAAAAAAACCATATAAATCTAACGATAGACGTTTCGTTGGAACAAGAAAAAGTTGCACTTTTAACATCAAATATTCAAAAAAAATTACCATTTCATTTAAAAACAGAATACACAAATTTAGATGAAAAAAACAATAAATCCGAACTGGATAAACCTTTAGAATTTATTAATATATTAGATGATATAGAAAATTATGTAAATTCTATAAATTTAAAAAATAAAAATGATGTTTATTCGTACATAAAAGAAATTTATAACACAAAAATAGCATGAACAAAGAAATAGGAATTGGAATATTAGATATATATAATAATGATGCATTTAAACAATGTTACTCATCGATTCCAGATGAGTATAAAGAATCTATTATTGTTGTATCGAACAAAAAACAGAAAAACTCTAAAGCAAATAAAAACTATGACGTACAAGTATCATTTGCAACATTGCGAAATTATTTAATTTCTCAATTAAGAATAAAAGGATATAAATATATTTTTTTATTAAACTCGAACGTTAAAATTAAAAATTTAGATGTTTTTAATAAAACAATCGATAAAGCAAAATTGTTTGGAACATGGTTTATGACAGGACCATCCGACGAAGGTTTAACTAAAATTGAAGATGATGTCAAAGGAATATCTTTGAATCTCACTCCATCATTAAATACAGACTTTATATTTATGTATTCTGGTATTTTTAAAAATTTTAAATTTTTCGAAGAAAGATATTACAATACATACGATTTTGATGTTATAGATTATATAACAAGATTGCGTAATGCTAAAATAT